AGCAGATGATTTAGCAATTTCATCTTATGATACTGCTAATGCTTCTTTTGATACCGCCAATGACGCCTTTGATAAGGCCAATTCGGCCAATGTCCTTGCTTATAATACTGGTATAGGTGCTAATAATTATTCAGGTGCTATGGCAAATGCCGTTAATGCTTATACAACAGCAACATATTCCACACTAACACAATTTGGTTCTGTATTTGGTGTTGCCAATGCTGCCTTTGATTATGCTAATTCCACATATAATTTGGCCAATGGTGCTTATAACTACGCTAACACTATCAATGTTGTTCCAGCATTTACCAAGGCAAATGCTGCTTATGATCTTGCTAATGGTGCCTATGTTTATGCTAATACAATTAATGTTGTTCCAGCATTTACCAAGGCAAATGCTGCTTATGACTTAGCAAACGGCGCCTATAACTACGCCAATACTATAAATCTTGTACCTTATGCATTATCATCTGATCTTGCTAATGTTAATACTTTTGCTTATGGTGTTTCTACCAATACTACAGCATCATTCAACAAGGCGAATACAGCATTACAAAATACTACAGGTACCTTTAACGGTACATTAACTGTTAATAATACTATCGTTGTTAATACCTTAAAAGGTCCATATACTGATGATACCGATGCTTCAGCAAACGGTAGTGTTGCTTTGAAAGAAATGTATTATAACGCATCAGGAATAATAAGAATTAGATTAGTGTAAAGGTGTGAATTATGGGTGTAGATGATAATCTGTCCAAGTCTTTGGACATTGAACATGTGACTTCAGATAGTAAAAAAGAAATAGTTACCTATTCTCTTCCTGAAGAACCTATTGATACCGCTCAAGACCAAGAAGATGATTACCGTCTGGCCCGTAGTGTTTTAAGAAACCTTATTGTTAAAGGTAACGAAGCAATTGATGAAATCTCCACTATTGCTAGACAGAATGAAAGTGCTAGAGGTTATGAGGTTGTTTCTACACTAATTAAAACGGTGGCAGATACAACCAAAGACCTATATAATGTTCAGAAAATGACGAAGGATCTTAAAGGTCCAGATCCATCTTCCGACCCAAGAGTAAAGAATACTGAATCCATTAATGTTGAACAAGCCGTTTTTGTCGGTTCGGCTGCCGAACTTCTATCTGCTATAAAGAAAAAGAAAGAAGAAGATGGCTCGTCTTCCGTTTAGTTATCAGAATAACCCCAATTTACCATCAGAACAATACCGCCATTCATTTACTCAACATGAACTTAATGAGTATATGAAATGTGAAGCGGATCCTGTTTACTTTGCTACAAAATATATCAAGATCGTCAATGTTGATCGTGGTCTTATGCCATTTGAGATGTGGAACTTTCAGAAAGATATGTTGAATACTTTCCATGATAACCGCTTCGCCATCTGTAAATTACCTCGGCAGGTTGGAAAGTCAACCACAAGTGTGGCATATTTGTTACACCAAGTTTTGTTTAATGAAAATATTATGATTGCCATCTTGGCAAACCGTGCGCCAACCGCAAGAGAGTTGTTACAGAAACTTAAACTGGCCTTTGAGTATCTACCTATGTTTCTTAAACAAGGTATCAAAGAATGGAACAAAGGTTCTATTCATCTCGCCAATGGTTCTAGAGTTCTGGCAGATTCCACCTCAGGCAGTTCTGTCCGTGGTTTCTCGTTTAACATTATCTTTTTAGATGAGTTTGCGTTCGTTCCTAATAATATTGCTGAAGAGTTCTTTAGTTCAACCTATCCTACTATTTCTTCTGGTAAAAGTTCCAAGGTTATCATTGTTTCTACACCAAACGGTATGAATCTATTCTACCGTATGTGGATGGATGCCATAGAAGGTAGATCAGACTATAAGAGTATTGAAATCCATTGGTCTCTGGTGCCAGGTAGAGATGCCGCATGGGCGGAACAAACCATTCGTAACACCAGTCAAAGACAGTTTGACCAAGAGTTTGGTTGTGTAACCGGAGATACTATAGTAGACATAAAAAACAAAGACACCGGTGAAATACAGAAAATAACTATGGAAAAACTTTATGAAATGATGGATGTGAGTTCATAGGATTACTAAATAGGTATAGGAGGTATCCTATGGCCTGTGTTTATAAGATAACAAGAAACGATGGATTAGAATATGTTGGTATTACCAATAATCTGAAGCGTCGGATACAACAACATATCCGATCACCAAGATTTTCGGTCGGAATAAAACACACCGAAATACTATTTGAAAGTGAATATAAAAACTGTGAAGATGCTGAAGAAATATATATCACCGTTTTTGATACATATAAAAATGGATTGAATACAACATTACACGGTAAAGGTAATCATTATGATAGTTCAAGGTTCAATACTCTTGGATATGTTTATAGCAAAGAGAGTAAGGAAAGAATGAGTAAAGCGAAAGATGGATTTGTGCCGTGGAACAAAGGTAAATCCGGTTATTGGACACCCAACGAAGAATGGATTGATAAACACAGATTCATAGGTTCCGATAATCCAAAATCCATACTAAACGAAGATTTGGTTAGGGAGATTATAGAAGATTTTATATCTAGTCCGAAGATAGATAATGTGGGTCAAATACAAAAAAACGGTAAACCTATGTCTTATATGTGGGCTTATTGTTTACAAAAAGCGCCTCAACACAATATGACTCCACAGGCTATTAGAAGATTGTTAGAAAAGAAAAGTTGGAAAAATGTTTGGAAAGAATACGAAGTTTGAAATAAAAACTCCTGACGGATGGGAAGATTTTTATGGAGTTCAAAAACTTTCTGGTAAAAAGGTTGTTGATGTTTTGCTTGAAAGCGGTAAACACATTTCCGTTTCAACAGACCATCGTTTCTACGAAAAACGATTAGGATATTGTGATGTAAAAGCATTATACTCGGGTAATGTTATAAAAACAAAAGATGGGTTTGAAACCATCATTTCTATCATACCAAGATATGATATGCCTGATGTTTATGATGCCGTAGATGTAGGTAACAATCATAGTTATTATACTAATGATATTCTTTCACACAACTGCGAGTTCTTAGGTTCTACCAATACACTTATTAGTGGTGCTAAACTCCGTATGATGGCCATGAAAAGTCCTATTGAAAGTTATAATCATATGGACATATATGAACATGCTGAAAACAAACATGTTTATGTTATATGTGTAGATGTGGCAGAAGGTCAAGGTTTAGACTATTCAACATTCTCGGTATTTGATGTTACAAAATTGCCATATAGGCAGGTTGCTAAATACCGTAATAACGAAATAACTCCTATTATGTTACCAGCGGTAGTATATGCGGCCGCCAAGAAATATAACGATGCCTTTGTTTTAGTTGAAATCAATTCAATAGGTCTACAAGTAGCAGATATTCTACATTTTGAATTGGCATACGAAAACCTATTAAAGTTTCAAACAAAAGGTAAACAAGGTAATCAACCATCAGAAGGATTTGGTGCTGGTGGTAAAAATAAAGTTGCCCTAGGTTTAAGAACAACACCACAATCTAAGATTATTGGTTGTGCTAATTTAAAAACACTGGTTGAATCAGATAAGTTAATTATTAACGATGCTGATACTATTATGGAATTATCTTCTTTTTCATCAAATAAAAGATCATTTGCTGCGGAAGAAGGAAGTAATGATGACCTTGCTATGACGCTGGTTCACTTTGGGTGGTTAACTTCACAGAAATATTTCAAAGAGAATATCAGTGAAGATATTAAATCAGCTTTACAAAAAGAACAAATGGATGTTATGGATACAAACATTGTTCCTTTTGGATTTATAGATGACGGATTGAATGATGTGGTGGAAAAAGATGTAAATGGTGATATATGGTCTGGCAGTGAGAAGAATTATCCTTTTGATGATTTCAATTATGACGGGAATGTTAGACTATAAGTTCTTAAAATCATCAAAACAATAAATAAAGGTATTGGAATAAGTTATACAATTCCAACCTATAAAAGGAGTAAAAGATGGCATATCAACTTTCACCAGGTGTGACATGGTCAGAAATTGACTTAACGACCATTGTTCCATCAGTAGCTACTACAGAGGGAGGTTTTGCCGGCGACTTTGATTGGGGTCCTATCAATGAAATCCGATTGATTTCAACTGAACTAGAACTCACTCGTTATTTTGGTAAGCCTAGTGCAAATACTTATCGTGCATTTTTCACCGCCGCAAACTTTCTTGCTTATGGTAGTAATTTGAGATTAGTTCGTTCCGCAAATACCGCAGTTGCTAAAAATGCTACAAACGGTAATGCCGGACTTCTTATCAAGTCAAGAGATCAGTATTAAGATGAATATTTAGATTTATCTGCTGCTAATACATCAGGTATGTTTGCTGCCCGTTATGCTGGTTCATTAGGTAACAGTATTAAAGTTTCACTCTGGGCCAATACAGTAAACACTACAGGATATACCGCCTGGCAATATGGCAGAGATTTTAATGGTATTCCAGGAACATCTAATTGGACTGCTGATAAAGGCGGTTCTAAAGACGAAATGCATATTATTGTTGTAGATGATAAAGGTACTGTTACAGGAACAGCAGGTACAGTTCTTGAAAAGTTCCCATATGTTTCTAAGGCATCAGATGCTAAGAATGATGACGGTTCTTCAAACTATTATGTAAATGTTATTAATGATAAGTCAGAGTTCATTTACATTCTAAATCATGCTCAGAATACCACAACTCAGGTTGCTGAGACAACAACTTGGGGTCTTCCAGCACAAGGAAGAATATTCCTTGAAAATACTGAATATTATACAGCAAACCTAGCAAATGGTTCTGTTGGTACACCAACAACAGCTAATCTAACATCATCTTATGATCTATTCAAAAATGCCGATGAAATTGATATTTCATTGCTAATGACTGGCGATGCTCCTCAGAGCGTTTCAGAATACATCATCGATAATATTGCGGAAGTAAGAAAAGACCTTGTTGTATTCATTTCTCCACTCATGGCGGACGTGGTCAACAATGATGGTCAGGAATATGCTGATATCATTTCTTATCGTAATGATTTTAATTCATCTTCTTATGCTGTATTGGATTCTGCTTGGAAGAAGCAGTTCGACAAATTCAACAATGTCTATCGTTGGGTTCCTCTCAATGGTGATATTGCCGGTCTTTGTGCTAGAACAGACCTTGACCGTGATCCTTGGTGGTCACCTGCCGGTCTAAATCGTGGATTGATCAAGAATGTTACAA